TCTTCATAATCCTCATGCGATTACGAAGTTCGTCATTCTTATCTGCGGCTGCTTCAATGCGGTCAAACAACTGAGCGACTCGCGACCTGAACTTAGATCGCAATTCGTTCCGTGAAGCCACAGCAATTGCCCGCTGCTTCTTCGCCTCTTCACGAACGCCCTCAACGCGGCCCTTGGCAATGCCAGCCGCCTGACCAGACCTACGGCCCATTTCGCTGGCCAATCCAAGCGGATCAATTTTTGTGACCTTACGGCGCAGCCCACGAACAGCCGACATCATTTCCTTCCGGGCAGCAATAATCTTGTCCTTGTCTTTGGTTGCAATTGCATCAGCCAACCGACTACGGGCCGTATCAAGAATAGCACGGGCGGCATCGTCAGCGCGTTCCCCTGTAGGCCCGCGCTCTCTGGCTTCCATTATGTTCCCAGTTTTTGATGACCATGTGCCACGGTTATAGATGCTTTTAATCTGATTTTCGCGAAATGGAATCCATTGCCGGGGAATACCACCAAATGATTCTCTGGCTTCAACACTCGTTGCTGCTTCATCACTAAAGGTTTCAATTCCGTCATAACCCTGTCGTTCAAGATCAGCAACGTAAGCGCGAATTTCCTTTTCAGTCAACGATTTAAGTCGTAGTCCAAGTTTGTTTGCTTCAAGCGGACCTAATTTAATTGGATTTTTGATTGACAAAACGACTGGGTAAACCCGCCCACCTACGCCAACTTCGGGAGGCAAAATTTTGTCAAGATATTCTCTGTATTCGCGTGGATACGACCGCGCTTTTTTCCTATTGTCAGCGCGACGAAGCGATACATCTTGAGTTTCAAAACTGTAAGTTCCGGAAACAAGATCATCAAAAATTTCTACATCACGTTTAGAGTTGACACGCACAACTACATCGCCTACCGAAACAATAGTTCCAAATTCATTTTCTGGAATATCATCAATAATTGAATGCGTTCGTATTCTTTTTGGAATGGCAACAGGAGCAGAAATAATTTTATATCTGCTAGTCAGTTTTTTTTGCCGTTTAACAGATACATAAGCCTCGGAGTATGCACTTGCTTCTTGCGCGTTTTCGGTAAAGAATGACGGGTTTCTAAAGATGTCTGTGAATGTTCGCCACGTTCCGTGATAGACAACAAGCGGATTGCCTTCGGCGTCTACAACCTTGCTATCGCCAAAGTATTCTTTAAAGTTTGGATCATCCTTAAATCCAGCAACAACGTCACGGTGTCTGGCCCGCATGATGTCCATGCTTCCAGAGTCAAATCGTTGTGACAATGGAATGACGTTCCCGGCTTCGTCACGGGTTACTGGATCAGCAGACTTCACTTGTTCAGGGCGAGTGGCTACATAAAACGTCGATGTGTAATCTTCGTTTTTGAGAGTATCAATGTTTTGTTGCGAAATTGTTTCAAGATCGCCTTCAAGTATTCCTTCAATACTTAATTCGCCTTCGCGCCATGTCTTATCAAACTGCGTTTTAACAGTTTCAATCTTGCCGGGATTGAGATACAGATTGAGTTTGTTTTCACCGGACCATCCTGTAGGAGATGCAGTTAGCCAGATGCCCGGACCAGCCTTTCCCTTTTGAATGTCAAATGACGTAAACGATTCGTCAGTAAAGTGATATACGGGAATGGTGTAACCAGCCGCCGCCGCTGCATCATCCACCATTGTTTGCGCTGTAGCCATGTCACCACGCTCAACCGCCGCCATGTAGTCCGCATCTGTCTTTTGGGAGCGGGCCGACAATGGCGCTAATGGTGCAGAGAACGCTGCCGCTTGAGCATCAAGATAATTGTTCCATTTATTCTGGAACTCAATGAGCGTATCAATTGCTTTTTCTTTTGTTTTTCCTAGTGGCTGATCAAACCCAAATGACTCTCCATTTGCATTTTTTTCATCCCATTGGAAATCGGAAGATGAATCCGATTCCATATACCATTGGCCATCATCAGCCTTAAACAGTTGGACAAAGTTAGAAGACTGTCTATTTTTGCTATTCTGTTGGCTGCGTAAATAAACTTCGTAGAGTTGGCTTCCGTTATATGCAGGGTGAGGCGTAGTAACATTTCCACCGCCATATTTGGTTACCGTCTGAACAAATCCCTTGATTGGAAATCCAAACTTCAACATTCCCTTAATAGGTTTTAATTTGATTTCGCCGGGGACTACAGGACGCCTTCCTGCTTGCATAGATTCAACTGGCATTGTTGCAATCTCTTCAGTCAAGCGAACGACATCTGTAAGCATCGACTCAAGTTGAGCCGGAATTCCTAACAAGTTACGAATTGCAGTTACAAAGCGCTGGAACATATTTCCACCACGCCCCTTAGATGGCAATTTCGACAACATTGATTGGAATAATGGGTCAGACATAGCCCCCGCCAAGAACTCGTCCAAATTGCCAAACTCATAAAGACCAGCGCGACTAACCATCGTATCGCCGCTGCCGCGAACATTTACAGCACCCGAACCCTTGTAAGTTGGCGTGATTGTGAACGGAGCGCCTGAATCAAGAACAACACTTTTAGTCCAAGAAACAAGAAACTTTGCAAACAACGAAGTAGGTTTTTTCGCCCGTAACAAATCAACCATTGAATTTGCAGCCCCTTGGTCAAAGGTTCGTGCAAGTTCTTTACCATCAACCGTTACCTGATATTTAACAGTAGGAACATTTTTCAATTCGCCTGTTTTTGTAATATCGTCGTAAACATATTTTTGTATTGTTGCGGGGATTTCCTGCACAGTTACAAGTGCTGGATCGCCTGTATAAGTAATAAGACTGGCGCTTTGCTTGCCAGTTGTCATTTTCCTATATTGTTCAGGGTACGCCTTGGCAGATTCAAGGAAACAATCAATAAGTTCTTTGATTGCTGGATCTACATTTGGGTTAGCAGAGAAATTTTCAAGCGCAGTTATATAAGCCTTTCCAGACTTATTTGAAAACGATGCTTTCTTTTCAAAGTCATACGAGAGCATACTTCCTACGACATACCCCAGCGTCCTCTCTCCTTCTTGTCGCAAGAAATTAGTTTCGTATTGATGGATTTTTGTAGATGTAGCCGCGTGAGTTAACTCATGTGCAAAGACATATTCTTTATCTTTAGACGCTGCCGCCATATTTTCAGTTGAGCCACCATTGGCATCTGTTGTTTTCCCAAGCAACGATGGCGGAACCTGATTTTCTTGAAGAGTTATTGACGATCCATAAACTGAGTAATACGCACGAACCTTTGGGTAAACTCGTACAGGTACCCCATCTTTTGGTTTACTAATTCCCCAGACGCTAGGGCCGTTCATTAAAGCCGCCTGATTGCGGGACTCAAGGATGCTGTCATTAAGCGCCTTGACAAGTTCTGCAAACTTTCCGCCAGCACTTACAACTGCGTCTACGAATTTTGTACTGGTTGTTTCAAGGATTGGGTTTCCGACTGGGGCGCGGATTCGGGCATAGGTTCCTGCGTTGGCAAGGAAGTCTGCTTTGGACTGCTCTCCAAGTCCGCGAGTTCGGCCAGCCCCTCCACCATCGCGTCCATTTGCTCGTCCGACAGACTTACGAGCCACTTGTTGTGCTTTTCTTGATCGAGATTCCGCTGTTGAGATGGCCGCATCGAGTTCTTCATTCTTGAATCCTTCTTTCAGAAGCATCTTCCGCATGGCGCCGGAATAGTCCTGACTGGTGACAGTTAGTTTGACGCCAAGACTCTTGTACAACTCCTGCTCTGGATACCACACAAGCGCCTGAAAGGCTGCATTGGGGACAGGGCTACCGTGCAGAGCGTTGAGTTTCTCTACCGATCGGCGAACAACATCTCGCAAGATACGGCGCTCTCCGCCCGACTTAGGACTATCACGGGGCTTATCAAACGACTTGATGATGGTCTTGGCAGCACGGACCATTTCACTTTGTACACGCTTACCTGATTTGTAGGCAGGGCGATTTGCTTTGAAGTCTTTCTCATGGAACTTGAGTACTTCACGCGCAAGCGCAAGAACCGGGCCATCGCCAAGTTTCTCGTTCTTGGCATCAGCAACCATCTTCTTGCTGAACTCCTTGGAGTAAACGCCGTCACGACCGACTGCGTACAGACCAGTACGGAATCGCTTGACCTGTTTGGCAAACGTCTTGGGGTTGAAGGCTGGCAAGGTGCCAGACAATCGGCCTACCAAACGCATGAACCACATATCCATAGTGACCGGGTCGTAGTTGCCATCAAGGTTAGACAAGAATCCAAACCCAATCTTAGGTCCAAAGATTGCGCTACCAAGAACCAGTTCGGTCTGTAGTTCGCCACCAACCTTTAGCCCAGCCTTGTTCAATTGGCCAGCCGTGAATTGAGTGCGCAAGAATCGAATCAGTTTCTCAGGGCCAACCTTGGCAAGCATCTTGTTTGCAAGTTTGAAATTCTTGCGCTGGGCATCGGCATTCTTGCCCTTGCCCTTTACTTGGAACTGCCCGTACCCAGTCTTCTTCGATACCGTCTTGCGGTACGCGGCGTACTGCTTCGTTGCGAAGGCTAGGTTGACTTCAACATTCAGCGCTTGTGAGGAGATTGCAACAGCCATCAAGAACGCCAACCGCGCCTTTGGATCCGTATTCAGTTCTGGGAATTTGATTGCAGCCTGTGCAATGGTGTTACGAATCGTCTTGTCGTACCACTCAATAGCGTCACCCGCTGAACGGATAGCAGCAAGCGCTTCAACAGCAAGAAGGCGCGAAAGCGCTTCCCTGTCTTCTTCTAGTGTCAAATCAAATTTAGGCAACCCAGACGCAAGCCGCCGTTCATGCAACCATTTCACGGTGTCGGGGATTCCGCCAACCTCTTGCGGTACAAATGATTCTTGCTTTGACTTCCCGGTCATAAAGTCAAGCACGGTTGACTTCACTTCTTCTTCGGTCAGTTTCAATTCCTTGATTGCGTCCGCAACCAACCTACGGCCACGGTTGGTATCTGATCGCGCCCGCGCCCACAGGCTGGTGTAATCAGGACCAAACGCCTTTGCCATTTCGTTGCGAAGTTTGTTGCCAATCTGCTGCTCTTGCGGACTAAGAAGCGCTGGCTCCCGCTCCATGCGTTCAGCAATCTTGTACAGCGGCTTACCTTCAGCCCATTTAGGTTGCGACTTGCGGATGCGCTCCGCCGCCAAATCAACCATCGCCGTAAAGCCGGGCGTTCCTGCCAACGCAGCGTCCGCAGGGGACAAGCCGCTGACCGTTCCAGCCTTTGGCGCGGTTGGTTCGGGAGGGGCGCTAGGTACCGCCGCAGGCGCCGCTGTGGCGTCCGGAGCGGCAGGAGCGCCCGGAACTGGACTAGGAGCAGGGGACGGCGCTGGAGCAGCCGTAGCGTCTGCTGCGGGGGCAGCAGTTTCCTGCATCATCGCCACCTCACGGGCAACACCCTTGGCTTCCTCAATCTGCAACCCTGTTTCAGTTAGCGCAGGCTTGGCGCCGGACCGGGCGGCAATCCGCTTTTCAGCCGATGCCAGCAACAACGATCGCACCCGCAATGCCGTAGCCGCTTGCCTACCGCGCAGGCCCATTCTGACAATCAACTTGCCCAAGAATCCGGGAGCCTTGCCAGTCCGGAACAGTTCGCGTATGCCGTCTTCTAGATTCCGCGCTTCGCCTTCTGCCGTCAACAATGACCGCCCAGCCCGTTGAACCAATGTTCCCTCTTGGGTCATGGGTTGCGTTGCTTGGCCTTCTAGATCGGCCTGCAATGCTGCGTTGGCATTCTGTGCCAATCGATCATCAGCCCGCATGGCATCATTAAAGTATTGCGCCCCAGCCTCAACAGTCGAGACTTCATCAAATGATGCCCTCAGAGCGTTGTACAACTTGCCATCCGTAGCCTGCACGATGTGCATCACTTCGTGATACGCAAATCCCATGACCTTGGCTATGTCACCTTGTTCTAGACCAGAACGAAGGTAAACGGTATTTGGTGTTGCAGGGTGATAGAACGCTGGATCAGAGTTGTCCGCGCTATCTGGAGTAAAGAACTCAATGTCGTACCCAAGGTTTCTTAGTTCAGTAGCAGCGGCCTCATCGGCTTCCGTACTAGCAGCGGCTAACGTCTTCTTCTCACCCTTTAAGACTGACGCCGCATCCGCTTCAACTGTTGGCGCATTTCGCCCATTGAATGCAGCAATAGTAAACAAGCGAGTGCGGGCAGAAACCAACTCTGCTGCCAAACTTGCTTGGGCATTGAATGCCGCATCGTAATTGTCTTGCGCTGTTTTGGCCGCTTCTGTAGCAGCGGTAATCTTGTCAGCGTTCTTACTTCGCTCTGCCTTTGATAACGCCTTCTGGGTTGTTTCCAAATTCAAAGACGCTTTGTTCAGGTTGTCTGCACCAACTTGGCGATCAAGATCGGCTTGTTGGTGCGTAGCCCGCGCTGTCTCTAGTTCTACAGCCCGCTCGTCAGGAGTCATCGTCCGCAAAGAATCTACAGTTGCTTGTGGCATCCGATCCCAGAATTCCGGGTCAGAGAAAGCGTTGTTTGAATTTCTGATTGATTCAGAAATACGGTTGCGCATTATCTTTTCGTTGCCGTTTTCAATTATGCCAACAAACGGATGCGCTCCCGCTCCTCCGAAACCACCATAGAACGCATCAGCAATTGCATCATTTACAGCGTTACCAAGTTTGGGTGATTCTTGTCCCGAAGCCCACTTGGTTGACGAATACACAAGCGAACCAAACCCCTCTTCACCCGCTTCTGCTAGGTAGGCCAGTCCCGTACCAGCCGCGAATCGATATGCAGGATTCATATCCTTTATTGCTTGTTTAGCACTAGCACCCCAAAAAGTCTTAGCAATTTTTACAGCAGCCTTTCCGCCGACCCATTCTGTAAAACTTTCAATGGCGCCACCCTTAACGGCTGCTCGATATTTATTGAGAGCGTTGTATTTGCCAGACTTATCTACCAATTCATTATTGACAAATGCTTGGTCATATTCGTTTGCACCACCACCAGCACCCTGTAAGAAGAACAATGGGACCGCAGCGAGATTCAATCCGGGGGTAACAGCAATAGCAATATTGCCAACGCCTTGTGTCATTGCCGACACAATTTTGTCGCTGGTGGCATCAGAACGCATTGTCGTTCCAGTTCCCATCCCACGGGCAAATCCTTCAACAGCATCAATAGGAACATAATCCTTAGTCATTTCAGAAGTCATTGCCGTTGCGCCACGGACGGTTGATGTAACCATTCCGGCCAGCGATCTTCCAAATGAATCGCGAACCCCACCTGCTTCAGCCTGTTCGCGGTTCTTGTCAATTACATATTGCGACGCCAAATCAGCGCCATCCATATTGAACAACTTCATTATGGACGCAGTTGCGCGTTCTGGGAAATCACCAAAAGAACCCGGCGTCAATGCCGACACAACTGTCGCGCCTGCTAATTCACCCGCAGGCTCGTTGGCGGATCCGGGAAGCGCTTCGGCCCGCCTCTCTCGACCAATCTCTCCAACAATATCAAGGAATGTGGCTTGCTTTGGAATCTTGCGAACTACATCTAACAGCGGGAACTGGTTGTCTTCTGCCACAGGATTCTCCATCACTTAGTTGAGTATTCGTCAATGACTCGCGCTGCTTGAATAATAAGTTGCTGTTCTTCGCGGCTGAATCTTCCCATTCGGGCTAACTTGGCTGGATCACTTCCCATCGCCTGAATGCGCACAAGCGTGTCCCTTGGAGATTCGTTTGCATCTTTCTGCATCAGTTGAATAGCACTACTCAATGTCTCATTGGCGCTGGCATCGGCAGACTTCTGTTGTTCAGGTGATTTAGGCGCACCAGCAGCGCCATACTTGGCTTCCTGCTGCTGCATTCGCGCTTGGTCAGCCATCTCTTGGCGTTGCAGACTTACAGGAACAATACGCTCTGGAGGAGGAGCAATAGTTGAAACGGCGCCTCGCGTGTTATTTGCGATGTCCAATGCCTTGACCATTGCAGACAAGCCAACTTCATCAGTAGCAAGAACTGGCGACCACCCAAGTCGCTGACCAACCATATTGAATTGGCCCAAGAACTTCTGCACTTCCGCCATGTTGTATTGGCCCTTTAAGTCAGGCGCTGGCAGTTGTGCGGGAACTGGCAAGCCTGTCATCATTGGCTTTGTCATGGCTTGAAACAAAGTAACCAATGGCAATGGACCAGAATCCTGATCTTGCAATGAATCAACCAATGTCATTGTGCTTGGCAATGAATATTGATCTGGCCTACGCCGCATGGCGACCATGTTCTCAATGAGTGGAGCGGCATAGGGCTGATCTTGATAAGCCTTCATTGATTCGCGGTATGCGGCATTTCCCTGTTGGTATTCATTCTGCTCCATCGTGATTGCTTGTTGTGCGAAAGCCTTGGTAACAGGCTTTCCGCGCCAAGTAACCATTTCAGCATTAGCCTTGTTCTGTTCGCGCTGAAATTCACCAAGTTGCTTCATGGCCATTTCGGGATCGACTTGATACATGGCTGCTAGATAGCCACCAATATCCGGATCCTGCGCAGCAGTAACCTTCTTGGCCATATTGTTGAAATACGGAACGAACGCCTTTCGCTTGGCATCTAACTTTCGTTCTTCTTCCAATTGCTTGCGTGACTGCGAACGATGCTCAATTGCACCCATCCATTGCGGGACGGTCAACTTGATCACTTGTCGCTGGCCGTCCTCATCAGTAAATGACGCCGCTGGAGTACCGTCTGCCAGCGCACCAAAGTCCATCATCTCTAGACCTTGGAAGTCACCATTCTCAATACCACTCACAGCCCGGCCAAAACTAGGTGGGCCAGCGTATTGGGGATTTCCCATATACATCGACTTGTCGCGGTCAGCGTATTCGATAGCGCGATTTACAACAGGCGGAAGATCTTCGGCGCTGATCTTCTGCATTGGGCGCTGCTTGACGCCATTGGCGTAGGTGGGCGGAGGGTTGTCCTGTGAACCATCTAGTGTGTTCACAGCAGGATTTAGATTCATCGGATCCATTATGCAGTCCTCATGCCTGAATTTACGCCGAACAATGTCTGCGCAGCCCTACTTGCGGCGAGTCCTTGTTGTGCCAGAAACACCTTCCCGGCAGGAGACAGATACGAGGCGCCAATATTCAATTCACCGCGATCTTCCATCTCTTCTTCCGTCCGCCGCTCAGAGGTTGACTTTGATGGCTTGTATGTCTTGAGAATGGATTTGGTATTCTCAAGATCTTTGTTTAGTTTGGCCTGATACTCGTCAAGCCTTAACGCCGATGCTGTCTTCTGTTTCTCAATAGCCCACGGCATTTGCGCCTGTTCGGTGTCCAAGGCGGATTGGGTTTGACTGGCATTTGTTGCCATTCCAAGACCGCCGAGGTTTGCCATACCAGCACCCTTAAACGGGTTGTTGAGATCAGTATTCGCAAGGCCAGTACCAATACCTTGTGCCATGCCCGTACCCGCGTACATGAAGAACTTCCCAAGGTTTCCCATGTACGTTCCACTTGTTTGATCTCGCTGCATTTGTGATTCGCCAATTGATCGCGAACCACTTCGGTTCATGTCATTCTGAATATCGTCATAGTAAGCCATGTCAGTATCTCTCTCTTAGTATTGAGAATTCATTCCAGATTGATATGCAGCGCCAGCCATATAGGGCTGGATCATTCCCATCATCCCAGACGCAATGCCACTAGTTGCTCCACCAACAATAGCCGCAGCGGTTTGGTAACCGGATCCAGCGTATTGCGCAGCCGCAGCCTTTGGCCCAAGGACCCGCGCAACACGTTCACGCTCGACGTTTACCTGAGCGTTTAGGAAGTCTGATCGCAATGCAGTTGACTGCCTTGCCACATCTTCCGATTGCCCAAACTGCTGTTGGAGCAACTGCTGCTGCAATGTCAATCCGCCACCAACTCGCGCTTGGCTCATTTGTGTCATTGTTCCAAGACGCTGTTGTTCCAGAGCCGTAGTTCCTTGCACCATCGCCTGCTGAATACCCGCCAATTGACTTGAGTATTGCTCTTCAACCACACCCTTTTGTAGGGCGCCTTGGCTTTGCTGTGCCGCCAAACCCGATTGACCAAACGATGTGCCGGACAATCCAGTAAACGCCTGTGATTGCTGCATACGCTGGACGTTCGTATTAGTTGCCTGATCAATCGCCGCAAGGGTATTGGTCCGTCCCGATTCAGCAATAGCGCGAACGCCCTGCATACCTTCACGGTAACTAGCAGTAAGTCCAGCAGACTGTTGTGCGTACGTCGATTCCAACTCTTGGTATCGCGAATTGAAATCACTTAGCAGTTGGTTGTAACCGCCCGTATATTTGGTCATATTCGCAGATCGATCGTCAATGAAAGTCTTGAGAATCTTGTCTTGTTCTTTCTGCTGGTATGTGCCAAGTTCTCCGTATTGGCCCCCGGCCCATTGAGCCATGTTTCGATAGGCCGCTTGTTTCTGATCGGCTGCTTGCTTTGCCAAGATGCCTGACGCAATAGCGCCACCACCAGCAACAACTCCGCCGACCACAAGGCCAGTTCCGATGGCTGCTGCCGCGCTTGCTCCAACTCCAATTCCGATTGCTGCTCCAATGAGTGACATTTAAATCTCCGTTTCTAATGCGAGGGCAACTCGACCAGATGTTCGATAGTCCACAGTAATTTCAGTTCCAGCAGGAATATCAAGCATGGCAATCATGTCAACATGATCGTCAATTCCAGTTGCTTGAAACTCTGCGTTTGGTTCGTGCGAGTGATTAGTAAACCGACCAGCCACGCAACGCATCCGATCTCTACGGGCCGGGGCAATACATTCACCCTTGCATATGTCACGGATTGCCACAACCCCAATCCCATGAATTGCAGATTGCTGCATCACCGTATTGCGGAAGCAGGCGTCTGTTTCGAGAAGATCGTCAGTACGCCGCATCTCTTGGTCAATGAATCCAAGCGGCAAGCCATACTCACGGACAAATGCGTTGTAATCACTTCGCGCTTTGCTGTTCCAATCAAACTCAATACCAGTCCGGCGAGTCTGAAGGATGTGCGTTTCAGATGTCATTTCATCTTCGGCGTCTTCGACCGTTTGCGCTTTGGTGGGGACAACCGTTGTCCAATAGGTATCTGAGTGCGTGTATCCAACTCGCTTAGATCCCTTGGCGGCAGGCAGAACGTGATACCCAATGAGGCGCCGCATACCAGTATCCGTAGTCACGCTAATGTCACCAGACACAATGCAGATGTTGTCTAGGTTGGTCAGCGCACCAGTCACCATCGTCCCGGCTGGGACAAAGATAGTGCGGGCATACATATCTCCGTAGATAAGGCTTGCAGTCTCCACGTTGACCTGTGGAAGCGACAGCATTTGTTTCTCAAGATCCCTGATTTGCTCCACCCTGTTGGGGCCAATTTCATTATGAGACATCGCGCACCGTCCTTCTTGGTCCAACAACTTGAAGATTTAGACCGACTCGCTCAAACGCAAATGGGTATCCGGACGAACGAACGCGAACAAACATCGCATTGTCGCGAACACGGCAGCGCAATCGGTTGTTTGCACCTTCTGCAATATTTCCAATATCGGTAACTGTTGCTGTGCTAAATCCAGATGCAGAAACTGAGGCCGTATCTGTGGCAAGAGTTGCCACTATGGCTCCCGTAGAATCAATGTTGGTAAATCGATATTCACCAACACTTGGATCATCTGCGTAAGCACCGTTGACTTGTTGCTGCACATACACCGGGAAATCGTCAACTTGAAAACTGATATACCAACGAGTAGCACCGCCAATAGAGCCGCGAGTCAATTGGAATTGACTTGTAGCGTTCTCAAATACTCGCAGCAGGGGCGATACAAAAGTGTCTTGTGACGTATATAAACCAGTAGCGGATGTTGCGTATGCGCCATCAACATATATGGTTATTGTCTGAGTTGCGCCACCGCCATCGTAATCGGGCGCCACTTGCTGATCGCTTCCAGCAATATCGCCGGGCAAAGACAAATTTGCATTTCCACCATTGGCCGTAATAAACAAAACCGGATTAACCACCAAGGTGTTTATGTTGTCAGCAATGGCTTCTTGCGCTGTTGGTGCAGAAAGAATCTGTACGGTTGGATAAGCAGAAATACCTTTTACGTTTGTGTCAGCAAGATAAGTATCAGCGCCAAGTTCAATTTGTACTTCGTTGCAAAAGGCAAGGCCGGGAGATGATGACACAATGGGACCAATTGATACAGAACTCTGTATTCGCTGTAGTGCAGATTCGTCAATAGTTGGATTGTTGGCCGGGTCGTATCCAGCAGCAACATAGCCATCAATTCCGACAATTAACGATGAATCAAAGATTCCAAGTTGGCCAGTTGAACTACCAAAGATTGCTACTTGCACCCGGCCATCGTCTGTCAACATCTGCGCTTGCGAAAAGGCGCCATAGAAATTTGGGTCATACATCTTGAATGGGAAGAACCCATCCGTCTGCTCTGAGTAGAACAAATGGGTGCTACTTGAAGGCTGATCAATTCTGGTAAGAAAGACCCAAACACCTCTTCGCTCAACGTCATAAGTAATTGATGGGCTGATATCTTCCCACTTCAAATTTGCAAAGAACGAATCAAGTTTGTCTCGCGATATCAGTTGACCACGATCAACATTAAAGTCGTTGGGAGTAATCCGGTACAGGCCGTCTTGAGACAACAAGAACACGGATTTCTCCGGACCATTGCACCATCCTCTTGGTCCGCAGATACCAACCGTTCTACTCAGTTGTTGAATTGACGCACTTCCAAAGATTGGATCTTGCGTCAACATCGACATTGATTTCTTGCCAGCAAAGATAATGCTGCCCTGACCAAACGGAATTGAGCAAATAATTTCATCGCCCGGTACGCCGAAGTCACCATTATTGCCAGCAATTGCATCCCCGGCGCCTGCTGTTACTACTGACCAAATATCCGGGTCATCAATTTGAGACATGAACCAGACATTCTCAAGTTGCTTAACTCCACCAAGAACTAAACGTCCACCGTACAAAACAATGTTTGTCGCGGTATAGGTAATTCCGCCAATGACCTTTTTGATATTTACATCAGGACCAGTTGTAGCAACCGCCCATAATGACCATACTGGCGGGTTGGCAAACAAATTCACCTTGACGTAATTAGACCCATCTACAAAGTAGCAGTACTGACCACGCTGAACAGCCTCAACGCGGGCAGTCGTATTAAGACAGGCCGCTGCTGAAGATGATGGGCCAAGTACCTGTTGTGGATTTCCACCGGGATCCATGTAATAGATCTTGCCAGAGTTGGCTACTAACAGCCGATCCTTAATGACTGGCGGATCTCCAGAGAATGCGTTTGTTCTAACGATGCATTGAACTGATCCGCTGGCAAACTTGTATAAGCGATTGAACCCCGGACGCGTACCCAAGCGCACACGCCTGCGAAACGGATCAGCAGGAATCATGTCAAGAATGTCGTGCGTATACCCCTCTGGCACTCCACTATATGGAACGTCAGTAACCCATCCGCGAATAGGGATAATCGCTTGGGTGTATGGCATTAAGAAAGCCTTATGGCAATTACTTCACAATTTGTTTGAACAACACCAGTACCACCAGAACCACCACCCCATCTCAAAACATTCACCGTGTTTGCTCCGTTAAATGCATATGTTGGAACAAATCGACAATGTTGCGAATCAGCGGGTATGCCTGCGGTAGCAGCCCAAACTTCGTTTCTCCAATACCAAGAAAGTCCAGTTGTTCCAGCCGCAGTAAAAGGCGGAACTGATCCAAGGTCATATCCACCAAACACTACAAAAGTTTCTCCTGCTTCAACAATTGCCCTACACGTTACTGATGCGGATCCAGTTCCATCAAGTCTTGCGTGGCTAATTGGAAACCGAGTAATTACACCAACAGTTAGGGTTGTTACATCAAGATCTAAATTGATGGCCGTACCCCCACTTACGTCAAGTTTGGTCCATATGGTGTTGGCTGTACCAAGCGCTGTGAACGCCGAAGGAACTAGGCCAAGCATCGTTCTCGATTGCGCTTGAGTAAGAGCAGATACGTTTGTCGCAGACGCTGTGCCACTTGGAGTACCAAGGAATGACGGTACGGCAACTTGCGCAAGTTTGGCAACGGTTACTCCGTTGTCTGCAATTGCTGCACCAGCAACCGATCCCGCTGGAACACTAATAGTAGTGCCAGCATTAAGAGTCAATGCGCCATTACTTAAAGTAATTCCGCCGCTTGATGTTAAGCCACTTGCACCAGCAGAAAGCCCTGTTGCGGTAACAGCGCCAGTAAGAGCAACTCCAGTCGTTGTTGCAGAAATTCTGGTAGTGCCATCAACAGATATGTCAGCAGTCGTTGATGCAGTTGTATTTGCAGGATCTGCTGCAATTAAAACCGATCCAGTTGAATTACTTGCGCTGATCTGCACATATTCAGCGGTAGTACTTGTGGTGTCCTTCAACCGAATGATTGGAGTGGCGCCCTGAATATGCAGTTGATCTAAAGGAGCAGACGTTCCAATGCCAACATTGCCAGTAGAACTAATTCGCATGAGTTCATCACCACCAACACTCGTATTTCTTCCTCTCCAAAATGCAAATGCATCCGTTGCTGCTGGTTGGCCAATAGCCCAATCTTGAATAGTGCTTTGGGTAATTTGAATTTGGCTACCAGTTACTCCTGCGGTGTTCTGCACTATTTCGACAATTCCGTTTGTCGGACCAAGAACAGCGGTATGGAGTTTTACTTGTGGAGATGCGGTTCCAATGCCTACCCGGTTGTTGGTCTGGTCAACAGCAAGCGTTGCGGCGGCTAATGTAGAGTTAGTGCCGCTGTACACGGGCGCCTGATACTTCAGCGCCGACCATACGTTTGTTCCATCACCAATCTTTAGATTGCGCGTGTCGGTTTCGTAACCAATCTCTCCTGCTGCAAGGATAACGGAGCCAGAAACTGCGTTCCAATTCGCGACCGTGTCTCGTCGTATCTGAATCTTTGATGCCACTTGCTGACTCCGTTTCTATTAGAACTGCTTCTTGCTGCGTAGGTAATAACCACCGACCACGCCACACACCAATGCCAAGCCGACTGCCCAAACACTACCGATGAATGAACTTAGATCTGCAAGAATCATGGCTTCTCCTGAGCGGCCCTCGCCTTGACAAAGGCGGCGTTGAAGTAAGGATCAGAGGCGCGTTGGGCCGCTATAAATTCGCGGGCGTTCTCTGGTTTTGATGGGTCAAGCATATTTGCTGCCAACTCCGCCTCCTGACGGGGCCTGCGCGGAATCCAACCAATAGCAAGCCTGATAGCAGTACCAATTCCTGTCTGCCAAAGGATCACCGCTACAGCCACTAGAACTGCCGCTAGGGCAACCCAAGTCAACGTGGACATCCAAGCCGGAGTCTTGTCCTCGACTCCTCCTAGTGCTACATGAATCCCTGCCGCAAGGGTGTCAATGCGCGTTGCCCCAGCGACAACTACCGGATCATTGATTGCAGCCCCATGACTTGCAAGCAATTGAGCCTCGCTGCGGATCTCGTTGCTATTGGAAGCAATCCGGGTAACCGGAGAGCATCCTCCAACAAGGAACATGACTAGGAGTCCAAGAAGCATCATGGCCGGGCTTCCATCCGTTCTAGTCGCTTCTCGACTTGGCTGACGCGCTCACCAATGACGCGAATCTGGGCGCTGGCGTCAGCGTTGCGATCCTTGATCAGGTTGATATCTGCCGCAATGCATTCTAATAGGTGCTGCTGGTGTTCGTCCTTCTCTAAACGGCGCCCAACGTAAACGATGGCCCCAATGATCAAGATTGAAGTCAAGATCAATTGGGTCTTCTCAAGAGCAAAGCGTGTCGGTGTATTTTGATTTGTCATGTGTTGATTTTTAGTTACGCAAACACGCGGTAAGGAATGGCTGGTAGTGGGTCAAAGGTTGGCAAGGATTCAATCTGCTCAGTAGTTAAATCGATCATGGCGCGGATATTCGTGTGCCAACGATTGTCACCGGGGCTGGTCTGCACACCATCAATATCCACGGTAGGTGGGATAGGACCGATGTGGTCGATAGAGATTCCGGTAGTAGGAATGACTATGACCTCACCTTCGATATCGGTGATTTCCTGCGCAACACCAGCGGCAATGAGTGCGTCTTCCATGTCAGACTCTGTAGTTGTGCGGAGCATATAGTCCATGTTTAGCCAGTCGTAAGAGATTTAAGTTGGGTGTTGGTAAGACGAGTTGGAAAATATTTTAATGAACGAATATGACCGTTCTTAAAATAGATGTCATTAGGACTGGAAACAACATCTCCTCCAATGACCATTTTTGTAAGTACACCAGCACTAACAAGCGTTCCCAATGTATCAGTCCCAACAGATCCACCATTTGCAACGATTGCAAAATTGTTGGTATCCCACGCATATCCCATCTTGTAGACCGTATTAAGCGTAGGTGCATATCCGCTGTCTGCTGCTCCTTGAAACGACGCAGCACCACCAACGGTGGTCAACAAGTATTCGTTTGCTGCACCGCCAACTTTGAATCCCATGCGGACATAGTTACTCGTACTATCATCGCTAATGGATGCGTTCAAATTCTGTATGTTAGATTTAATAATATCCGACACAGCAATCATTGTCCCTGCGCCAACGCTGAACCACGAGGTGAAATTTTCGCCTGTTGCGTAGCAATGATCGAATGTCCGCGTTCCGGCACTCCCGCCCGTAAGAATTGTCGAAGATGCACCGGAGCCTGCTTCTACTTGTACGCCCCAAACTTGCACGGTCGCTGTTTCATCGTTACCAGTAATGCTGTCCCACAACATGATTTGTGGAGTTGCATCAACAGTACTAACAGTTTGTGTGTAACTGAATCGAGTCCATGTTGGAGTAACGAAACAATTGAATCCAGCATCACCAGCCGCCAATCCAAGACGAATGCCGACATTTGCTGTTCCAGAAACAGTTCGCATCCACACACTCATGGTGTATGCGGTTGATGCTGTAGCAGTAGTAAAAGTCTGTCGTATTCTTGAATACGAACCACCAGTTTTATTCAATACAATTTGAGTTACTCCTAAACCACCCGTTGGGTTAGGAGCATCGGTTACAGTTGAAACTACAGGATTAAATGAAGAACCATTATCTAGTAACCAAATGGCGTTTGCAAGATTTGTATTATAAGTAGTGAGATTTATTGCCTGTGCCTCAATCAACAACCCACTTGGTTGAGTTGTACTAACTGAACTTATGGCCGTGGTTGTCGGGATGTAATCGGTAGCAACCGTGGCAGTAGGCACATATTCAACTTGGAAACCGAAAATCGACAGATCAAGTGTGTCAGTTGAAAAGAAACCGCCAAATAAAGTAACTTCGGTTAAAGGATTCACACTTACAAAACCGAATCGTTGCCATACAGTCGTAGCCTCTGTAGTGAGAGTTATGCTGCTACTTAAAGTCACAGCAAAATTTTGAGTACCAACTTTATTGGATTTTGCATAAAACGAAACTACAATAATTTTACCAGCAATGTTTGAAAGACTCAGTACTTGTTTTATGCCAGCATTCTCATTACTTGATGTGATTCTTGTAGCAGTACCACTCAATCCAAACGGTGCTGATTCAAAGCCAGACTGAAGCGTTGCAGCGTGTGCGCCATTTGCTTGACCCCAAGTAGGTGTTACAGTAAATGAATTGGATTGCAGTATGAAGTTGGTACGGGTTGTGACCGCATTGTCGAACCGTGGAGTATTCCACAATGAGACAGAAGTAGAAGTGTTTTCTTTGTACACAGACGGCGTAGACCCAAGATTCAACTGCGGCTCAGTAATAAACAACAGCACTTGCGCGTTGACTGGGTTGTAAATTCCAACGCCAATTGATGGGAATGCCCCCAAGCCACCCGTTGGTATTGCCGAATAAACAATAACACTACCCGCACCCCACCCTGTATATGACCCAAGTTGGCTTACACCATTGACGGTGAAAGTATCTCCAGTTGCGTTATTACTTGGGAATCCCACCAACTCGTCAAGGCGGAACGCGGCTCCAATTTTATTTGTAACCCTGAATTTAATTGTATATCGCATTCCAGTAACGCCAGAGCCAAGCGATTGATACATATAAGTAGATAGACCATTCGTGCCAATCAACAACACTTTGCTGCCTGTGGTCGTATACGTTTCGGCACTACCACCAAGCGACCATCCTGTAGGCGGAGATCCACTAGCCGCGGCCAAGGACGAGTTCCTAAACAAATTTTCCGCAGCAATCTCTACATACCCCTGCGTGTTCACAGAGGTCCTAGTGCTTGCGCTGGTGAATGTCAGACGAGAATCAAGAACGCCACCTAGAAAATTCAAATCTAAAGTAGGCGCGACATAGTCAGGTTCTGTAAGTGCTTTAAGCCGAGCGTCAGTCAATCGAGTTGGGTAATACTTGAGCGTGCGAATACTGTTGTTGAGCATGACACTTGTATCGGTAATGCTTGTCCCATTTATAGATGGTCCGCCAATACTTAGGAACGTTGGGGCAACACTAAACCCAAGCGTTCCAGTAGCAACCGTTTCACCATTCAAACACAGACTTGTAGCCGTACCCGCATAACTAAACGCTCCCTTTGTCAACGGATTAGCGGTTAGGTTGTTTGCCGTTGTGACGGTTGCCAAAGCACCAAAGTCTGCTAGCCGCAGCGTGAGCGCGGAGGCGGTTTGATACAGATGCAAGTGCTGGTCATCTACGTCACTCGTTGCTATCACAGATCGAGCGGTCGTACTTGACGCGCTACCGTACCAATTAGAAACAAACGTACCCGTTGTCCCGCCCGTGTACCAAGAATTAAAGTTTGTCCCGGCGGCAATGATGGCGGTATCTACTTCTCGCGTGACCTGACTTGCGCCCGTAGGGATGTACGAGGATGCAAGAGATGCCTGTTCAGCCTGTGCGCCCCAAATATAAAGCGAGTCGGTTGTTAGTTGGTCAGTAGTACCATCGGGGTAAAGGAACGCGTCAAAATTTCCTGTGCCAACAAAATTTGAATCGGTAGTAACGGCGACACGCGTCCACCCGGTGGAAGACAGATTAGTAATAGTCGGTCCAACTGTTCCGTTTCCTGTGAAAGAAGCGGAAGCACCTGCTGGCTGCGAAATAATTACGCCGGACGAATTAACAAGTCCTGTAGAATTAAAAATCAGGAATACTCCCCGATTTGTTCCCTTTGCTTTCAACCAAATACTATAGGTAACCCTTGTAGTTGTTAAAAATCCAGCAATAGATGGTCCAAGAAATCGATTGTTACCGTTTGTAGTCGGCGCGAACCAACGGCTTCCGAGAGTTCCGCTTGGGTTCGTATCACTAGAGTCCACCGTTATTGTCGTATCGTTCGGAATATAAGGAGGTAATGGGAATGTTTCGCTATTGATTGCCTTGTTTACTCTTTGCCCCTCAATCAGCAGGCCCCTTGGCTCCCCAATGTTCGTAGGGCTGTAGTCGAATCGCGGGGCGTGGTAAGCCGCTGTGGTTGTTGGGTAGTAGGTCTGAACGGTGGAGCCGGGGTTGATTTGGAAACCCCAAACCAAGATTCCACTAGTGCCATTGCCAGCAAAGGAAGTAAAGTTTGAATCTGGATGAACTCTAATTATGAACGTATTACTCGTTGATGCAGTTTGTTGTACAAATGAAAAACTTATCTTTCTCCAACCCGCTGCATCTGGCGTTCCAATAACAAGATTGCTTCCACCCGAAAAACTAATAGACGTATTAGTAGTTAGATTGAAGGTTAACGCATAAGGGCTAGCAGCAGCGTTGTCAAACAGATAAAAGAAGTTGTAACCATTTGGTTTAACATAAAACGAAATAGTGTATGGAAGACCACTTGATAAGACAAAAGGTTGAATTATTCGATGATCAGCCGTGTTCGTTGTATCTGGAATAACCGTTGTAATATCTGTTGTGCTTCCGCTTGGAGCAGGAATTCCACTTGGCGCAACGGGAGTTATTAAATTATTTTTTGTCCAATTTGTTCCAGATAAATCATTGGATGACCTAAACAGGTTCGCCCCCGCGTACTCCACATACCCGCTTGAGTTTATAAATGTCGCAGTACTGGCGCGGCTGAAGGTCAACCGTGAATCAAGTACACCCGTCGTGAAGTCAAGGGACAGCGTGGAGCCATCCCCGCCTTCGATTGGCATTGCGCGTTGACGGCAACGCTCTACAGGATCGCTGCCAAGCAGCCATGTGCGGTTTCTTGCTTGCATTAGATTGAGCCAATCATTAGATAAAGTTGATAAGCGCGTTCGCAGACGCACCACTACCTACCATGTGAAATTCAACAAGTTCGCAACCAGTAACGTCAACAAGTACAAACCCATTGACTACCGATGCTGCTTCTCCGTTGTAAATCTTTGCATCTCCAAATGTCTTTACATACGTCAACCCCGGATAGAGTGTTGTGCCATTAACAGTAAACCCTACCGCTGCGCCAGTTGCCGTTACTTTGGTCAGCAATGATGGAACCCAAAGTGCAACACCAGCAACAAAGGTCCACCCAATGACATACGAAGTCATGGTGTGACTTGCGGTTGAGTTGAGCGTCTGGAACTTGATGTAGTTCAACGATGGGGTAACAACAATACTTCCAGTAGTAGTCGTAGGGCGACCTGATGTTGCATAGCGAGTTAGAACCGTTGCTACCGGAGCAATGTTTGTAACACTTGCAACCTCTAATGGGGAAACAAGGGTGCGAGTTGAAGTAACAGTTGACATTAGTCCAGAAAGATCAATTGGCATGGTGTTTCCTTGTTTGGTACTTGAATGATGTTTGTATTAGTTTGGATTTTGGACGTAGCCGTAGTCAGGCCTATTCCAATTCACAGAACTTGGCGAACGAGAAGGACGAATGCGGCCAAGATCACGCTGTAACAACCCGTCCTTGGTGCTAGCGGTGGCAAGGATTGGACCCATGTCAATCTCTGTTAGGCGTCCCGTCAAGCCTTCGTCTTCATACGCCTGCGCGAACGCACGACAATACGCGATAAACAACGCATCGCAGTACTTAGGGATCTGAATCTCCCATGAGTCAGGAGCATCGTCAGCAATGTAGACCCAGTTTGCACGGTATCGAACCGCAATGGCATCGGTAACATTAGCGGTTGGTGTTGGGTAGACATCAAGACGTACAGGTGGCAGGGCAACGCCATCTGCTGGCGCCGACCGGGTGAACACCGCGTGTGTCACGCCGGGGCCAGTCATCGTCAGGCCCATCTGGCGCAATTGCTCCATATGGTCTGGAGTAACCATCTCAACGAGGTATCCAAGCGTCTGACGAGAAATGATTGACAACAACTCTTCAACATCATCAGGCAAAGCAATATAAGACTGGTTTGCAACCATGTTCAAATACTTGCTTGTCCGCTCCCGGAATCGCCAAGGCCGACACATGAGATACTGACCAGCCTGATTTACGATCTCAGCCAGTCGATGGTTGCGAGTCTGACCGGGAGCAAGTGATGGGTATCCACCAACTGCAAGAACGGCGTGATTCTTTGCTTCAGCGAATGTAGGCATAGAAGTCCGCTTGGGGGGTTTCCCCCCCAAGCGGTAATAGTGTGTTACAGATTAAGAAGCGGCAGTTACGGTTCCATCCATCGGTCCTTCAAACATCAACACCGAAATCATGGTGGTTGCAGCAATAGCAAC